GAACCAGTTCAAATCAGTGCAACATTCACATTCGAATCATTTGAACTTGAATCTGTAACTTGACAGCATAGTTTTCAGTGTTATCTTAATCATCATGGATATCGAAACAATCAAAAAGATGGTAGATCAGGACATGAAAATTGATGACCTGAATCTAGACCTTGAATCTCTAAAGTCACCCCAACTCCACAGCAAGTATCTCAACTTGCTACACGATGAGTCTCTATCTCTGCATAAGGCAACTATAGAACAAAAAGAACTTCGTCGCCTTAAGTGGGAATACTATCTTGGCAAGATGGATCAAGAAACCCTTGATGAAAAGGGGTGGCAACCATTTGGTCTAAAGATTCTTCGCACAGATATAGATGTTTACCTTGAATCAGATAAGGATCTTCTCCGTATGGAGGCTCGTATCCATTATCTCAAAGAAAAGGTGAAATATATCGAATCCGTATTACAGTCTATTGGAAGACGAGGTTGGGATATCAAGTCTGCAATAGAATGGAAGAAGTTCATGAGTGGCGCATGAAAATAGTGACTGAAGGAATTCACAGGGTATATCTACGACAAGCATATATCCACGCACAAGCCAAAAGTCAAGACACCAATACTCAAGTTGGTGCTTTGATAGTATTTCCTTCGTCGGGAATCATATCAGCAGATGTAAACAGATACCCATCATTAAAAGAACCCGATGGACAACTCAAATATGATTACATCGAACACGCAGAAAGAACAGTAATTTATAGGTGTGTGAGTAAGGGTCTTACCACTCTGAACACCCACATGTATTGCCCTTTCATCAGTTGTCCCGATTGTGCAAGAGCCATTGTCCTGTCGGGAATAAAACGAGTTGTTGGTCACAAGACTATATGGGATAAAATCCCCAATCGGTGGCAGGAGAAATGCAATATCGGAGTCAATATACTTGAATCTGCTGATGTTGAAGTTCTCCTTTACGATGGCAAAGTCCTAAACGACGGAGAGTTTAAGATTCGTTTCAATGGAGAATCTATCGAACCATAAATATCTGCATGGATACATTGGTTCTAGAAGATGTTGATTCGGTATTCATTCGTGTAAGATGTGAGCGCGGCACTGCAAAGGAGTTGAGCGATTGCTTCTCCTTCAAAGTTCCGAACCACAAGTATATGTCTCGCTTTCGCAAATCGCGATGGGCTGGAGACATCAAACTCTACAACATAGGAAAAGCCACGATCTACAAAGGTCTGAAGAACTATGTCACCAAGTTCGCAGCAGATCGCGGATATCATCTTGACAACCAACTCAAGTCAAGTCCAAGCAAGCCTCTGACCGCAGAGCAAACCGATCTACTGTTTGACAAGTATGTTGGCAAGGCATCAGGAATCCCGTCTCTTCATGACCATCAACGAGAAGCCATAGTAAAGGCATCAGAAACATCTAGAATCCTTCTCGTATCTCCAACGGGAAGTGGCAAGTCTATGATCATCTACATGCTGGTGAGGCATCTGCTTGAGCAGACAGAGGGTAAGATACTCATTGTTGTACCAACTATAGGATTGGTCACTCAGATGATGAGCGACTTTGAAATCTATTCCAAAGGAACCGATTGGAAGGTTTCAAAAAATTGCCATGGAATATACGCAGGACAAGACAAAGAAACAAGTAAGCGCGTTGTTGTGACAACATGGCAATCTGTGTTCAAACAACCAAGATCATACTTTGAGCAATTCACCGTTGCATTCGGAGACGAGTGCCATATGTTCAAAGCAAAGTCTCTATCGGGTATCATGGAGAAACTCACCAACTGTGACTATAGAATAGGAACAACTGGTACTTTAGATGGAATGCAATGTCATAAGTTGATAATCGAAGGTCTGTTTGGTCCGTCATATCATGTGACATCAACCAAGAAACTGATTGACAAGAACATATTGTCTCGTTTGAAGATCGACACGATCATGCTACAATACGGAGACGAAGAACGTCGATCCGTTAGCAAATATACCTATAGTGATGAGATGTTGTGGCTCATCCACCACGACAAGAGAAACAGATTCATCGTTGATCTAGCATCTCGTTTGAAGGGAAACACACTTATACTATTTCAGTTTGTTGAGAAGCATGGAAAATATCTACACCATCTAACCTCACAAACCGATAGAAAGACATTCTTCGTGCATGGAGGCACAGAGGCAGAAGACAGAGAAAAGGTAAGAAAAATACTTGAAGAGAATGACTCATGCATAGTAGTTGCTTCGTATGGCACGTTCTCAACAGGTATATCAATCAAGAGACTTCATAACATTATATTTGCATCACCAAGTAAATCAAGAGTTAGGGTGCTGCAATCTATTGGAAGACAACTTCGTGTTTCGGAACATAAAGACTACGCAAAACTTTACGATATTGGGGATGATTTGTCATGGAAGAGCAAAAAGAACCACACACTTCGGCATTTTGCGGAACGAATAAAGATCTATCGGTCAGAAAACTTCGACTTCAGACCAGTGCTACTAAAGATGGAGAATCTACCATGAGCGAATACATCTTGATCAAATTGAGATCAGGTGAGGAAATAATCGCCAGCGTTCTATCCAAGAACCGCAGCAGCATGAAGATTTCTCGTCCTATGATCATTAGGCAGATTCCCTTTATGGATCATGCCAATGGTTCACTCAAAGCAGCATCGGTGATGGAGAATTGGATTGGTAGAACCAACGAGAATGAAGTCAGCATTCCAAATAGTTGGGTTGGTATAAAGATGTCTCCGAACCAAGAGATCATCGATGCATATGAGAAGTATAAGGAACGGGAAGATAATCCGTCACTTCCACCATTAAAGGAACAACCGAAGACTCTGCGTGAGGAAGTTGACGAAGAAAAGAAAAGAGAAATGGAAGAGTACGAGAAGGAAGTTACTCGACTGATGAAAGAGATGTCTGCCGATGCTGGCATCTTCCCTCCTATGCAAGACATGTCTAACTTTGAAGCAACCATTAACTCACAACTCAATCCAAAGGATCCTGCTGGCAAGGAAGTCATCGTTGTCAATTTCATGATTCCTGCCAAGATATTCCGTAATCTTGTTGAGGAAGGCTTCATCGAAGATCTCATGACTGCTGGTATGAATGTTGATGACGAAGATGACGATGATCTTGAAGACGATGTTGATCCATCAACTCGCAAACAACTGAAGGATGATCAAGGTATTCGTGATACAGAAGATACTAACTGGGGCAACAGTCTTAAAGACTGGAGTCCAGATCCAAGAGACTATCTGTAATACTTAAGTAATAGTGTTCTGAAAGAACACTTCTTGATGAAACACGACACAGTCAAGTTACATACTTCGTTTTCAACTGTCAAGACCTTTCCAAATAAATCAATTACCACGCTTGCTTATGTTGATAACTAGTGTATGATGTTGTCACTATGAAAGGTATACAACATGAACGAACAAGGTCACTACATAGACAATAAAATATTTTACGAAGAGATGGTGAAGTGGAAGAAGGAATGCAATAAAGCCAAAAGAAAGAAACTGCCACAGCCACCAGTAACCGAGTACATAGGCAAGTGCTTCCTTGCCATCGCAGAGAGATTATCTTACAGACCAAACTTTATAAACTATCCTTATAGAGAAGAGATGGTCGGAGATGGAATAGAAAACTGCTTGATGTATGCAGCAAACTTTGACCCAACAAAGTCAAAGAATCCATTCTCGTACTTCACACAGATAATCTACTATGCTTTTGTTCGTAGAATACAAAAGGAAAAGAAGCAGAATTACATCAAGTTCAAGAGCATAGAAGTGGCGCAGTTGAACGGGAAGATTCCCAACTGGCTCAAGAATGTTTGTTATGATGAAAACAAGGTTCAGGATTTTTTCAAGTCTCTTGCTTTGTCGGAGACTGACTTGAAGAACTTTGAGACTTCTCCAAAGAAGGAACCCAAGGCAGAAACTAAGGCAGAAACCAAGAGTCCCGTCAAGAAGGCAGCAAAGAAGAGCAAGAAGAAATGAAGATTTGCGTAATAACGGACACTCATTTTGGTGTAAAAAATGATGACCCGATTTTCCTTGAGGCATATCTTTCCTATTTTGAGGAACAGGTTTTCCCTTATCTCACCAAGAAGGGAATCAAGACCGTCATTCACATGGGTGATGTACTTGATCGCAGAAAATACATAAACTTCAATACGCTACACAATGTTCGACGGAGATTTACTGAGTGGTTCTCCAAGAACGGGGTTGAAGTTCATTGTGTCATCGGAAACCATGATTGTTATTGGAAGAACACCAATCAGGTCAATTCTGTTGTTGAAATATTTGGTGATACATTCAAGGTCTATGAGAAACCAACCGATGTTATGTTGGGTGGTGTGATTTGTGGATTTGTTCCATGGATTGCGAAGGATAATGCGGCAGAGGTATATGAGTATCTCAAGAAGAGCAATGCTGATATGCTTTTTGGACACTTAGAACTCACAGGGTATGAGGTGGTTCGTGGTGTGAAGCACGAAGGTGGATTGAATCCATCGGTACTTTCTCGCTTCAAGCAAGTGTATTCGGGACATTTTCATTGCAAACAGCAGAACGGGAATGTTCACTACCTTGGTACTGCTTACGAAATGTTCTACTCTGAGGCAACGGAAACCAAGGGTTTTCATGTCTTGGACACGGAAGATGGCTCGTTAGAGTTTGTTGAGAACACCCGAAAGTTGTACAAGAAGATATCTTACAATGAGAATCTTGACAACCTTGGTCACGGAAACTTCAACTTCTCTACTTACAAGGACTCTTTTGTGAAATTGGTGGTTTCGTCAAAGAAGAACACTGCCAAGTTTGATATGTTCTGTGACAAACTCTTTGATTCGGGAATCTACGATCTACAGATCGTGGAGAAACTTGAGGAAGAGGAACAGGTTGAGGATGAGTTTGTGTCGGAAAAGGAACTTTCCAAGAACACCATTGAACTCATCGACGGCTACATCGATGAACTGAAGGTCGATGATGGATCATCCCTAAAGTCCCTGATGCGAGAACTTTATACTGAAAGTTTGTCTCTCTAGTTTCCTAAATAATAGGCAACTAGGAGACATGAAATGGGTAGAGTTCTTACTTCTGAAGATTTGAGAAATTGGTTTAGTAAATCCCACCCAGAGGGTGGTTGGAAGCGAATCAATTCCAAAGGTGAAGCGATTGGTCCCTGTGCCAGAGAGCCTGGTGAACCAAAGCCCAAGTGCATGTCCAATGAAAAGAGAGCCATGCTTTCCAAACGCGAGAGAGCATCGGCTGTCCGTACAAAGAGAAAACACGATCCAAATCCAGAACGAAAGGGTGAGCCAATCATGGTATCCAATTTTGGCAAGGGGAAAATAAGCGAGGAATATGATCTAGATCCAACGGACAGAATATTCGAATCCTTGGATGTTCTTTTGGAAAAGAATGCCCCCACGAATCCTGAACTTTGGTCGCAAGCAAAAGCAGCGGCAAAGGCAAAGTTCGATGTCTATCCTTCAGCCTATGCCAATGGTTGGGCTGCAAAGTGGTACAAGAGCAAGGGTGGGAAGTGGAAGTCTGTAAACGAATCCCTACAGGCATTCTCGTCCTTCATAGACAAAAAGACAATCTTGTCGGAGATGAATACTTTCAAAGGTGTCATTGGCAGAACCGCAGCAGTTGTAGTTGAGAAATACATCGTTCAAGACAATTTGAAGTCGGGTGTTGGTGCAGATGAACTTCGTTCTTATGCAAAGAAGTTCGGTGCCAAGACAAAGTCACAGAAGGAAACCACTGAGTTCATGTTCGATGACGAGAACGCCGCAGACTCCTTCATGAAGGCTATTACGGGTAAAAGCCTTGCTGAGGCAAATGAATGTGAAGGTAGACAGGCTGGAAAGCCGTGGAGAACTCCTGGTGAGAAGAAGAAGTTTGCCGTCTGCGTAGACAACAAGATTGTCCGCTTTGGTGATCCTGGTCTTTCAATCAAGCGAGATCAACCGGGTAGACTGAAGAACTTCCGAGCAAGACATGGTTGTGACAAAGGCGGAATTGCAAGAGACACGCCAAAGTACTGGTCGTGTCAGATGTGGCGTAAGGATAAGAGCGTGACTGATCTCACACAGGGGGAATAATGGCTTTAGTTGAGCAAGACTTTTTGGTTGAGCAAGGTTCTACATTCATTCTTCAGTTTGATCTGAAGAAAGATGATGATACTGCATTGACCACAACTCAAACCAATCAGTACACGGCAATCGCAACTACAACAGATATAAGCATGAGAATGAAGGTACGAAAAACAAAGTATAGGACGAATACACCGATACTTGGGATAACGTATAACGCAGTTTTGCAGAGTAATTCGGAAAGCACTCAGGGAAATGCTGTTGATGGATTTTACTTTGATTCGGAAAATCAAGGTAGAGTTAAGTTTGTTATCTCTTCAACTACAACTGCTTCATTGAAGTACGGAAAATACTTTTATGATATTGAAGTTATTCAAACTAAGGGAAGTGGTACAGAAGTGACAAAGGCTTTGTCGGGTAGAATGGAAATTGAAGCAGAGGTGACAAACTAATGCCAGCATTGAATACAGATTTGTCGGTTGAACAGGGTTCAACATTTGTGCTTGAGTTTCAAGTATTCAATGATGAACTTCAGCCGTTGTCTCTTTTGACATCAGAGATAAATGCATTTGGTACGTTGGTGTATTCTATTGATGACTATAATGTTCGAATGAAGATCCGAAAGTCTAAGTATCGTGATCCTATTTTATTCACTATAGGAACAACAATGACCTATGCCTTTCAACCAGGCAGTACTCAAGGGTTTGTACAAGATGGTGTATTCTTCCTTGGTGGTGCAACTGGATTCATGCGACTTGTTTTGACGGCAGATACAACAGCCGCATTTAAGGCGGGTAGATATTTTTATGATATCGAACTTGTTCAGAATGTAAGTGGTGGAGAAATAGTAAGCAAACTTCTTTCAGGAAAGATGGAAGTTGAAGCGGAGTCAACGAAATGAAGATAACGAACATACGAGTTCTAAACAACTATAAGGTTAAGTTGACAAACGCAAAGTTGTCTGGAGTCAATTCCTCACAGAGTTCTATATTTGAACAGGGAACTCGTACTCCCACTATTATTACAGAAACACCAAACGTAGAGTTTCAAGAAAAATTTGATAGGGTGTTTAATTATCTCATAAGCAGATATGAACCGGGTTGGTCTGCTGCAACTGCTGACCTCGGTAAATCTGCAACAATGCAATTGTTGGGTATCTCAAGTGGTATAAATCCGCTTGTTTTAGGTGGTACTGTAGAAACTGCCTTTAATTATACAACAAATGGAGATGAAGGGTGGTTTGATCCTCTAACACACCCAAAAGATTTTGCGTCCGCTGTTCGCTCTGCATACAAGAAGTTTGAACGAGCAAGAAGTCCACAAAGAGCGTCGAATAAATTTGTTCAATATAATCTGAATGGAATATATGCTCAGGATTTCTTATTTAATGGTGGTAATGCTTTCTTCGGATTTCATCCAAGATTTGATTGGTATCCTGGAAACTCTTTACCACAGCAAATTCATATGGGATTCAGTGCAAACTACGACAACTGTATTCGTCGTTCTTTATTGCATAGTCCATATGGCAATTTCACAAGCCCAATGAATAGTCTCGCAGGAAATTGGCGAAGATATCCTTGGTTAACTGACAGATATACGGCAGAGGCACTTCAATTCGACATGTATTTGTTAATGCGAGAAAATACAACAGTAAGAGATTTACTGTCCAATCACACCATGGAGAGGTCTGGTGAATTTGGGGTTATTGTTGATGGTGTAACAGATATTCATTTGAATACTCTTTATAGGGGTGTTTGTTTTGGTGCTGGTGTGATATCAATAGTACCATTCAATGATTATGGTAGAACG